TTATAGACATGTTTGGGTAGAATAATATCACTATCATAGTTAACAACAATTGGCGTTGTTGCCATCATTGTCATATCATTGAGTAGTTTTGTTCTATGAAAGGTATAGTCATCAGTCTGTTCAAATACATGAACAAGATTTTTTAATTGGTCTTTAGTCAACGCTTGTTGCAGTTGGGGCAAAACAGACTGCTCAAAGGTAGATACACTATCAAATTCTTTTACAATAATATTAGTATCAAAACCACGAAGAAGATAGATCAACGTCGTAATAATATTACGCATTCGATCATCTGTTTCAATTCTCAATGGAATAATAAATGTTGCTTCTTTCAGTGGTACATATTCTTGTTTTACAAATTCTAGTTCTTCCATTAAATTATTTCCCAATTTAAACAATATAAATCAGATGTGTCGTGTGCTGCAGTATAACCAGTTCCAAACCATTTCTTAGGTGCAATAATACGTTTATCTTTATTTTCACATAACCACGATCCCCACCAAGAGAATGATGAGTTTGCAATAATAAAGTCTGTGCATAGTGTCATCATACACAAATCTGCCAAGTTATCCCCACCTTCAGAGATGAGGAACCTGTCATCAGTAAATACAGTCCCACACCATTCAGGATCGTCAGAAAAAACAATAACATTACGAGAAGGATCAAATTTCAATAATGCTTCATCATAATATTCTTTTGGGCATGGAGGATGATTATCTGAGTTTACAAGATAATCTCCACGACGAACATGTAATGCGATAGGAGCATCAACGCTATCAATTAGTTCTTTACATGGTCCGTAGATATCATTTTTGAATTGAAAATCCTCACGAATTTTTTTTTCAATATGCGAAAAATATTTTGTTGTCTGAAGATATCCATATACATTATGTCCATCAGACATATTATCGAATAGGTTTTGATCAAACTTGAACGATGCTTCCTGAACATATGGTCCAGGAATAACAGAAATATTTGTTAGACCAACCAATTTGAATGCTTCAAATAGTTGATGGTCTGTCCAAGGATCTTTGAAATCACTGGGGGGAATAGCAAAATCAAATCCACGATGTGCAGCAATACCATGAAGTCCAGCATACTGGAACATTTGATTGCCTAGGCGACCATGACGACCTAGATGATTGAAACCTATCATTTATACTTCTCCTTCAAATACTTAATTTCAGATGGTAAAAGATGTTCGTGAGAACGTTGTGTTTGGTTTTTATGTTCTCTGTTAGAAATGTGATAATCAGTTAAAACTGCAGGTTCACCGTGATATTTATAGAGACGATAGTACATATCACAATCCATAAGCATGGTAAGTTTTTCATCAAAAAACTCATTGAGACCATTTCTTATAGCAAGAATAGAAGGAGAACTCAATGTATTTACTCCTTCTAAAAGGCGATCATTATATTGTGGTAGTTTTGGATTGTAATGTGTATGCCCATTATCAATAGTATGTGCAAACCCAGTTACTGCCCATAATACATCATTATGAAATACTTTGTCAAGCTCTTCTACTAAAGTTTTAGTTAAAATAAAATCATCTTGGAACATGATTTTTAAAATTTCCCCATCAGCATGTCCTAAAACACAATTAGTATTAGCAGATATATTTCCTAGGGAATTATTATTTTTTACATAATTGATTTCAAATAAATCAGCATACTCACGACATGCTTCTAAAACGTCATTATTTTGACTATGATCTGAAATCCATACATTGAAATCTTTACATGTTTGTTGAGTTAGTGCATGAAAGATTTCAAACAAATACTGTTTAGATCTACCATGACTTTCATAACACGGAATACAAAAACTTACCCTCATAGATCTAGAAGAAGTTGATATGCTTCACAGTTGCCATGACGCAATGCATCACGAACTTTCTTATCTACACTTTCATGAATAAACCACTCTTCCATAGTACATGAATTATTACGTAAATTTTCTCCTACAAGATCGTAACCATGCTGGGCAAAAATTTCTCGATGAGCATAAATATCTCCCCATCCACGATAAGCGTCATGTTCATAAGTAACGGCATTGAACGATAACTTATCTAAAGGGAACTTCTTTAGTGCTTCTAATGTGATCGCAGGTGGTTCAAGATCAAATGAAAGATAATCCATATGTCGTGGTAGACCAAGAGTATCTACTGTTCCAACATAATCAAACTCCAATGCATCTGTACAAAAAAGTTGTGTATTAGGTCTCAGTCCAGGTGTCCACATATCACAGAGATCTTTTTCTAATTCAATAGAAAATCCTTTCCATCCATATTGTGCTTCAAGCAACCATGTATTATTACCAATACAAGGTTGTGCTCCACCAACCTCAATGAATGTTCCATCTTGCTTGGCATCATTGACAACCAGAGCAAAAATATCTTGCCATACTTGAGAATAGTTTTTCTTTAATTCTTTCATCCCCTCAGGTTTAACCCGAAGAAAATTGTAGTCTTTTTGAATATAATTTGTTTGATTAGATCCGTTGAGTGGCATTGTTTTTCACGTCCTGAATAATTTGTCTGGTTAGTCTGGGAACAACATCGTTGTCACCATGAAACTGTTTAGCAATCTCATAGTTCTCTTCAATAGCTGCCTGTCTACTATTATAGTAGTCTTCATCAATATAGTCAAAGATATTTTCTAAATCCTTGATATCATTGAAGGTAATGATGCCATCCATGTTGAACCAGTCACCGATGTTTGGACATCCATAATAAATGGGAATAGTTTTACTTGCAAAACAATCAATAATTTTTTCAGTAAAGTAATTTTTTTGTTGAGAATTTTCTGCTGCAATATGGAACATTGCAGTTTCAAAAAAATCATTCCGCCTTTTGTGAAACGGTGGTGATTTGTGTTGATAGATTTCCAGTCTATTAACTTCATCTAGTCTAGCAAGTGCATCATGAATTGCTAACCTTAGTCCATGTCCTGGTGCTTGACTTTTACTACTAGTAACAAAAGTAATATGTGGTTTCTTATTGACTTTAAGATCTTTAAAATCTAACCAAGAAGACCCCCAAGGAAAAAGTTCTGCAGTCTTATAATTATCTAAGATTGCTTGTCCAAATGTATAGATCTTATCAAACGCATGAGCGTTTTTTAGAGCACCTTCATTGACAGTCGGTGCAATAGCATAAGGTTCTGCAAGAAATAAAATTCTGTAGTCTGCGTCTGGATTAAAAGATAAGTTATCAATCGAAATACTAACTACAGTATTCCCTAGATCAAGTCCATTTTCACCCCAAGGGTTCCACCATAATGGAAATATGTTTGCCTTCATCTGATCTCTTGAAAATGATAATGAAATCCAAAGGTTTCCTCTTCGCTATCAGGCAAAGTTTCTTCTCTGGAGAATTTAGATGCAACTTCTACGGGTGCGAATTTATATCCGTTTTCTTCAAAAATGTGTCTGTTATGAACACAAATGTTGCCGTCTTCATTATATAGCCCAGCATTCATGTGCTGATAAAAATCACCAGTATTTACTTCCCAAGGCACTTCTACTATGCTTGGAAGATCCAATAATTTCTTACTCCTCAATGAAAATCCACCATTACCTACACGATGATTTTTACCCCAAGGATCTAAGTATGCTGTAGGATCATCTCTCCATGGGGCTCCAATATAATCATATTGAAGCCAGTCGTTATCCCACAACCAAGGGCGAATAACATATCCATCAGGATGGATCAACAATACATGAGATGTTTCTACATGTTTACCAAGATTATAAATGCAATAGAAGTTGAAATCGTTAATGCTTTGGATTGGATATGTCAACTCAAAAGTTGCTTGATCACAAAGTCCTTCTGGTTTACCATTACTACCAAGAAACTTTACAGCACCCCATTCAATCTCTTCACAAGATTTATTAACAGCATATACCGCATCCGGTATATCAATATCTGCCAACATCAATAATGTTACATCAGGAATTTTTAGCACGTTTCACATCTCGATTGAATACTGAATATAAGTCTAACAGATTGTTGTCTAAATGTCTAGACCGATCATAAAGATCTTCGTTGTTTGTAAGTAGTGTTTTGGTAACTTCTGCATAATCATCTACCCAAAGCACAGGATAATCTTTGTATAGTTCTTGTAAGTATGGAGTTCTTTTCATGATAGGAACTCTTTTGAGGTAAAGAACTTCCCAATTTCTATGGCAGTCAACACCATTACCCTGGGGACAAATCATGAATTTATGGTTTTGAATTTGTTTGCAGTAGATATCATAGGATATTCGATTATCAACAGTAGCATACTTTAATTTTGCAAATTTTTCTCGAATATTACCACGCTCACTAATATTTGTGTGCTCAGCATGGTTGATGTAAAGAAGTTTTGTTGGAGTTACATCTTGCTGTATTGCATTGTGTAAGATAGCAATTCGATTATCAGATGAATGAATAATACGTTGAACACCATATGGAAATGGATGAACTTTACCACCAAATCCAATAGCATTAACACCATAAATTGACTTTACGTTATCAGGAATTAAATCATGAATGTCATCGTTGATAGGAGTATCTTCTAGATTAGTAAAGATTATAAATTTTGTCTCTGGAAACGATGCACATGTCTCCAATATATTATTTGCCTCAAGCAAAGCATCAACCCACTTCTGATCTTCGTCATTAGTGCATTTGATCTGTCGATTATAAAGGCGAATGTTATCAATAAAAATTGTCATCCATTCTTTTCCCTTTACAAGTTCAGAGAATTCTGAGTTAGATGGATGTGCTTGTTTCATGAACGATCCGGGTACACGTCCAATGCATCCAGACTGATCACCAAAAGAATAATCACAGTGATTAGAAACTGCTACGCCTTCAATAATATTCACCGGATAAACTTTGCAAACTTACTTGAATTTTTAATAATATATTCGGGAAAGGTATCATCAATAGGAACAACTTGTGGAGTGTAAAGATAATCTCTACCAAAAGGATCCATACCTTTTTCAATACGTTCTTCCATAGTATTTCTAAATTGTGGAAGATTGTTTTCCTGGTGTTCATATGCATCCATTTTTGCACGAACAGTATCAGCATCACCAAAGAAACTCCAATGCCAAGATCCATCTTCAACTTTCCATGCATCTTGATGTGACTGTCTGAGTTTATCTACACTCATAGTCTTTAGCATCTTCATGGTAGAAACTCTTGTTCCCATCCACTCCTTCTCACACAGAAGATTTAGATAATAATAATAAACTGGACCCTTAAGAACATAGTGATTGCTTGGATCAAACCATTCATCAATTGCTTTGATTACTTCTGGATTAGCAATCTCATCAGCATCACTTGACAAAATAATATCATCGTCTTGTGCATGATCTAACAGAGCATAAATTGCACTATCTTTATGAAAGCAAGCACGTTGATAATGCAATGGAAGTTTGTAGATATTCTCTTCCATCATGTTGCGATGATATGGAATATCTTTCCAATACTTTTCTAAGGTTTTATTATCATCAACTGTAACATGGTGGATAATTTTATCTTTCCACTTTTTGAAACGATCTTTATTCTCTGCAAAGTATAATGGTTTTTCCTTTCCAGTAAATGTAATCGTAGCTTCATTGATAACAAAATAATCCACTACATCCCCTAGGATATTCATCCTAAGTTCTAGCAGATCAAGTTCATTATAAAAAGTAAATGTATCAAAAATTTTCATAAAACATATTCAAGAATAAACTTCCGTTGATCTTCCACATTTGTCCACTCACCAACTTGAAGATAGTCATTCAATTTCACTTGATAGACTTTAATATCTGTACCCACAAGCATACTATAATTTAGATGCTCTGTCAACATTAAATCTGTACAGTAAAAATTTTGAACTTTATCACTACACAGTGCAGCAGCTACACAAAATGTTCCCACACCAGAATTTGCTAAATTTTTTGCTGACATTAGGGTTACAAAGTCTTCAGCAACAGAAGAAGATTGAATAGTTACTTTTGGATTTTGTCTAAGAACTTCAACAATGGGATTGTTTTTATCGGGTTCCGTAACAACAATCGCTTTTTCAAAATTAGAAAGTAATTTGTTGTAAAAATCAAGAGGATTAGGAGTATACTGATGACCGTTAGGATGAACTTGGTCAAAAATATCTCCACTCCTAAGGTGAATAACAACAGTATCGTCAGATATAATTTTCCTGGGTGGCAACTTTAGATGTGGTGCAATGTATTCTTTACAAATCCTACGCATGTTGCGATAGATATGATCCCTAGGAAGATCAACTTCTTTATATAGACCTTCCCAGTAGAAGAACTTTGATGATAGTTCTTGAGTGCCATATCCAAATGAAGTTTGGTATTTGGAGATAATTTCATGATCAATACTTTCAAATTGTGTCATCAATACTTCAGCAACCATACATCCAACAGCACACTGTTGAATGTTATTACCAAGTCTTCCATACCAATGTGAAATTTTTACTGACATACAAACAAATTTTTTGCTTCAGCACCTTTAGAAATAAATGGTCCCCAGATTGTTTCTGGAATGACTGTTGGATCTACATACCAATCTTCATAAGGATTGTCACCATTACAAACATCAGCAGCAACCAATTCAAATCCTTTAGATTTCAAAAATTCTCTTGATAGTTCTCTTGCTTGAGGACCATCTTTATAGACATCTGTTTCGTATGTAATGACAGAAACTTTATATTCATCAAAAGGAATTCTAGTAAGAATTTTATAAGTTGTCATCGCAGGTTCACAGTCAAGTGAAAGATAATCAATCGTTTTATCTTTCCACCTACGACCATCCAGTTTCTTTAAAAACTCAAAGACAGTACCATCTGCATATTCACATTTGTTATGACGAACTGTATTGAATAGTTCAACCATTTCTTTGTTGATTTCAACAGAAATTCCTTTCCACATAAACTCATCTTCTAAAAGAAAAGTATTATTAAATTCTACTGGATGATTAGCACCAACTTCAAGATACTTACCACTACGTTTTCCTTGAAGCATAGTCAAAACAAATAAATCTTGATATGCTTGAGAAAAATTTCTTTTAATTTTTTCAACCCCAGGGAAGTTGTTAATTAGGATATCACAATCCACATTGTAATTTGTATTCATCAGTCAACACTATAAATTTTTTTTAAAATTTGATTAGTAATCCATTTATAAGTTTTTAAAATTCCATCTTCCAATGTCATAGAATACTCCCAACCAAGTTTCTCACGGATAAGATCGTTGTTAGAATTACGTCCACGAACACCAAGAGGACCATCAATATGATTTTTTTCTACTTGTTTATTAGCAACTTTGGCAGCAGTATCTACCAACTGATTGATAGTTACCATTTCTTCAGAACCAATATTTACTGGTCCAATGAAATCCGAATCCATCATGCGACGAGTTGCCTCAATACATTCATCGATATAAAGGAATGAACGAGTTTGTTCACCATCTCCCCATACATCAATCGTTCCCCCTGCTTCTGGAAGGTATCCTACTTTACGACAAATTGCTGCTGGTGCTTTTTCACGTCCACCTTCCCATGTTCCTTCGGGTCCAAATATATTATGATAACGAGATACCCTAACAGGTATACCATGATTCCTATGGTACGCAAAGTAAAGACGTTCCGAAAAAAGTTTCTCCCAACCATATTCAGAATCTGGTGCGGCAGGATAAGCAGATTCTTCACGGCAGTCAGGATTATTAGGATCAAGTTGATTATGCTCTGGATACATGCAAGCAGAACCAGAATAAAATATCTTGGTCTTATTAGTACCAAGTCTTTCATTCATTTGATGCTGCATCTCAAGAACGTTTAAGTTAATTGTTACAGAATTATGCATAATGTTTGCATCATTTTCACCAGTGAAAACAAATCCTGCGCC